CAGTATCAGCATTTGCTGTTAAATTATATTGAGCTAAACCTGAATTTAGTCTAGATTGTAATTTTTGAGTCATAGTTGTTTTAGCATCACCTTCAAGTGTTTGAGGTAACACGAATTGAACCTTAATACCCTTTTTAGTTGGATTATGGTTTACATCTATCTTTAATTTTGGTTGCATCTCGGCCATAGTACGTTTATATATAAATATGTGAAGTTATTCAAGGATCTCATCTACTAAGCCATATCTCTGTGCTGTTTTAACATCGAAATACCATTCAGCTTGTCTATCCCTATGTGGTTTTAATATCTTATCTGTGAATTTTGTTTTAGACATGAAGTAAGTATCACACACTTTATCAATACGCACACACTCAGCTAATTCTTGTTTATGAAATGCTACTTTACCTTCAACCTCATAATTACCCTCGTGGTACATGAATGTAGCATATTTGCTAGCCTGTCTAACATGGCCCGCCGAGAATACTACTAACCCCATTGACATTGCATGACCATGACATATTGTGTGGATTGGAGTCTGCGAGGAATCAATTACATCAATTAAAGCCATTCCATTATATATCTCTCCTCCAGGTGAGTTAATAATGAGTTTTATTGGTTCTACTGTTTGCTTTTTAGCGTCCTCAGCATTAATCTCGTAAATATCCTGTATGATCTCGTTAACTGTTATGCCATCAATGTACCCCAATGTTATAACTCGACTTAACGGATCCAGTTTGGAACGGCGCTCTCTTGACATAAACGTATTTTTTGATAAATATAAGACCTATTTTAGAATACTTCAAATTCGATTTCAGTATCTGCGAATCCCCATGAATCGTTATTTTGTGATTCTTTAAACCACTCAACCCAATCCCACACATCGTTATAATGTTGTTTTGAAGGGGATGATCCGTCATTACCCATTCCTTTATGAGACATGTGGTAAAGAGGTAAGTCATAGATAGGTTCTAGTCCAAACCCATTTAATACTGCTTTTTTCTGTATATTAGTATCTTGAAAGCAAGCATACATCATTTTTTCTTCATATCCCTTAATATTTTTCCAAACAGATTTATGAGCAAACTGAAAATCACCACAGCAATTAAAAATGCTATAATCATCATTTGGGCTTACTTTTGTTGGAAAATAACGAGGTTCTGATACAGTATCTAAATGATCTCTATATTCTTTCCATTTATCAAATCCAAATTTTTCTAATTCTTCTATTTCAAAATCTCTTCTTGATAATGTATAAAAGGTATTTTGTGAACATTGATTAATAAAGTTAGCAAATTTTTCTTTATTTGGAGCTATAATATCAATTGTTGTAGCTGCTATCCAATCAGCATCACATCTTCTTAACATTAAATTAGATGATATTACTTGAGTACATACCTGAGCATTAGGATCATTGTATGTTAATGTAGCGGCTGCATCAGGAGGAATAACATAATGTTTAAGTCTTCCTGTTTTAGGTAATTTATCTTTAATCTCCCAAAATAAAGGTCCTTTATCTTCAGGAGAGTTCCAATCTAGTAAAATTACTTCATCAAATGTATCTAACATAGATGATAAACATACTATTACTCTATTATTTTCTTTATAACTATCGTTTCTTACATATAATAGTGCGGCTGTTTTCATATTATATTGTTGATACTCCTGATTTTTGAACTACTATTGTTGTACATTCTTGAGCGAATGCAATTGCCTTTTCGTAGTCTTTTGTTTTAATATATTCTACTACTAACCCAGCTAAGAATGTATCTCCTGCTCCAGAAATATCTTTTACAGGTACTTCTTGTGTTGGATAATTTACTCCTCTAAAATTACATCCGTATTTACCTCTAGTAACGATAACTTTATCTTCTATAACTTTATCTGCTACCATTACGCTTAGATTATTTTGCCATTCATTATAATTGATCTTAATACAATTAACATCATGAGCATATTTACCTAATATTTTCTTAGTGTCTAAGAATACTAATGGGTGTTGTTTTGAAATGTATTCGATATCTAATTCATGAACGAATCCTTTACAATAATCACTTATTACAACGGCATCATATTCACTCCAATTTATATCACCAATAGTTGTTTCTAATATTGGTTCGCATTTGTCATTTTCATCTACTCTTAAAAGTAAATGATTATACTTAGAACAAACGTATCTTATTTTTTTAATTTCTACTCTATTAGTAATAAAGTCAACTTCAGCACCTAACGCCTCAAGATTTCTAACTACATTACCAGCCATTCCTGGAGATGATGTTTCCTTTTCAGGTATAATTACTGGTACTGGTGCTTCGGGTGCTAGTCTTTCTACTTTACCATAACGAAATATATCGGTACAGCTATCTCCTATAACTAATATCTTCATATTATCGTTTTAAAAATTTACGGCCTGATTTTACTTTGGCTCTCCAATATTCTAATAAATCATCCATTGTTTTTTCAAATGGGGTTTCAGGAGCCCAACCTGTATGAGCTTTGAATTTAGTAATATCTGGTACTTGTAGATCAGCATCTATTGGTCTTAAACGTTCAGGATCAGTTACAATCTCAATATTAGGTACTGTTGATTTGCTAATTAAATAATTAAGCATATCTGCTATTTTACAAGTATAAGTACCACCAATGTTATAATACTCACCTCCAATTGGATTAATTGTTACTAGCATATAATACGCTTTAACAGCATCTCTAACATCAGCATATGTTCTTAATGATTCTAAATTACCAACATATATTTTTGGCTCTTGTAATCCACCTTCAATCATTGCAATTTGTTTAGCAAATGTTGATTCTGAAAATACATCACCACGTCTAGGACCAGTATGAGTAAACATACGAGTAGTCATAATTTTCATACCGTATGCCTCAGCATAATAACGACCAACTAAATCAGTTCCAACCTTAGATATTGCATAAGGTGAAGCTGGATGGAATGAACATTCCTCGTTAATTGGTAATTTTTCTTTAGGTACACGTCCAAATACTTCACTTGAAGCACAAACGTGAATTACTGCTTCTTTATATTTTGAACGTCTTAGAGCCTCTAATAAGTTAGTAGTTCCTAAAATATTAGTTTGAAGTGTTTCAATAGGTGAATCAAATGACGTTTGTGGATATGATTGTGCTGCTAAATGAAATACATAACCTGGTTTTGATTTATCTACAGCAGCTAATAATGATGCTAAATCATTTAAATCACCATATACTAATTCAATACGCTCTTTACTATTGATTTCAGCTGATAGATGCTCAATGTTTTCTAGGGAGTCATTCCAACGAGCTAAACCATATATTTTCCAATCTGTGTTTTCTAATAGATAGTCGGCTAAATGTGAGCCGACCATTCCTGTAATTCCTGTAATTAATACGTTATACATTTTCTTTATACCAATTTATTGTTTTAATAATTCCATTATCTAAATCTACTTCAGGTTCCCAACCTAACACTTCTTTTGCTTTATTACAATTTAAAAATAGTGAAGTTGGTATTGTAGGTTTAGTTAAATCATGAACCATTTCTAATTCACGTTCTGAATATTTGATAATCTTTTCAATTACTTCTTTTACTTTAACTGCTTTACCAACACCAACTGTAAATAATTCATATGGTGTTGTTTGTTTAGTAATAGCAGCATCTACAAATTTAACTAAATCCTCTACATATAATAAATCTCTTGCTTCCTCCCCTGTTCCCCAAACATTAATTTTTCCATCTGTTGAAGTCATTACTTTAGTGATTGTAGCACCAAACATATGAGAACGTTCTAAATCATATTTGTCGTAAGGACCATACATGTTAGAGTGTCTAATTGCTGTGTGTTTAGTTCTACCTAAGCGGGAGAAGAATTCACACATTTTCTCAATATACAACTTAGTATTACCTACTCCAAAGTATACTGGTAGAAGAGGTTCATTAGCATCAAAGTCAGTTTCATCTAATGCTACTTGAGATGGTTGATACATTACTGTACAGCTTGGGAATACGAAGTGTTTAATGCTTTGTTCGTAGCATTCTCTAAGTATTAAGCTGTTCATTACCGCGTTATCAGTAACGTGGATGAATGGACGTGTAACGATGTCTTTAGCACCTGATGTTGTAGCAGCGAACTGAAGTACAATATCGATTCCGTTAAGTACATTTTTTACACTTTCCGGATTTCTTAGGTCTACATTTACCCATTCTACTCCTTCATATTGTGTTAAAGCAGGTCTGTTGTAATGAACTGCTCTGATTTTGTGTTCTCCTTGTTTGTGGAAGTATTCTAGTAGATTTCTACCTATGAATCCTGTTGCTCCACAGATTAATAAATTAGCCATTTAAGTATTGGTTTAAATTGTCTATTGATGATTTGTTAAATTCTTCGTATGTGTCGTATATTGGATTAACCCATTTGTGATCAGCGTCATAGGTATAACTTAATAATTCCGTAGATGGAGATATTATCGCTGCTACGTCACTCAATTTAGCTGATTCATTAGATACGAAGTCTATAATTCCTTCAGGGCATCTTAATGAATATGATTCTACAAATTTAAGAATATCACTGTTTAAAATATAATTAAATTTAGATTCACCACTTAATGTAAGACGATCAATACCATCTTTTAGTTTGGTAATATGATTTGGTTTAGTATTATCTCCTAACATCATTGAACATCTTAAGATGATAGTACCTGGTTTTTGTTTAACTATAGATTCAGCGAATCTTTTAAATAAGCCATAAGTACTTAATGTAGTAGGATAAACATCAATTGTTGAAATGTAGATGAATTTTCTATATTTTAACTTTAATAAATCTTGAGTTAATAATATATTATCTTCTAGATAACTGTAATAATCTCCTATGTCTACTGATGATTGTGCTTTATTGAAGGCACAATGAATAATAGTATCGTAATCTTCATCTTTAATGAAATTAAATCCACCTCTATCTAACCCATGAGCATCAGGTAAATTTTCGTAAAGATATTTACCTAAGCCACTTTTAATTCCCGTAACCAAATATTTTGCCATAACTAGTGATTTACAAACGCGTTATATCTTTTATCTAATATTTCTTTATTGTTTAGGAACCAATCAGTAGTACTTTTAATTCCTTCTTCTAATGATACTGAGATATCAAATCCATAAGATTTAGCTCTAGCCATATCAAATAAACGGATTTTATCGCCTGCTGGTTTATCTGTTAACCATTTTACTTCAAGTTGTTTACCTGAATGTTTAACGACCATATCAACGACTTCCTTAATTGAGTACCCCTTACCTGATCCTAGGTTAATCGGCTCAGTTATCTGTTTTTCAACAGCATATATCATACCTAAAGCAACGTCATCAGCATGAATGAAGTCTCTAATTGTTGAACCATCACCCCATACTTCTAATACATCATTTTCTTGTGCCTTTCTAATTAATGAAGGAACAACCATTGCGTTTGCTGGGTTGAAATTGTCATAAGCACCAAACACATTAGCAGGTCTTACAATTGATATATTTTTTGTACCATATTGTATGCCATAAGCTTCAGCTTGTAATTCACCAATACGTTTAGCCCAACCTGCAAATCTATCATTTGGAGACGGCATTGTACTCCAAACTGTATCTTCATAAAATACATCTGCTGGAGCATAAACGCCAACTGAGCTAGTATATAAGTACCATTTAACTTTTGCTCTATGAGCTGCTTCCATCATGTTGGTATTAAATTGCAACATTGGAACCATAAAGTCAACTGGTTGTTCAGCACACATTTTAGGTGAACCTTTAATACCTACAAGATTAAAGATATAATCTCTGCCTTGACAAATTTCTTCACATTGGTTGAAATATCTAAGATCAACTTTTATACAATTTACTCCTTCAGGCAAATCAGAAGGTTCAGTTAAATCAGCAATTGTAATTTTTGCCCCACGTTCTAATAATAATCTAACTAATGAGCGGCCAATCATCCCACCACCACCTGTTACTAATACATTTTGATCTTTAAACATTATTTAAGTTTTTACATAAGTTAATAATTTGCTCTTTAGTTAAATCAGTATGATTACCTATATAAAGTGCATTATCGTGAATATAATCAGCATTTTTCAATTCTCCACTTATTCTATATGGGTAGTTTTTAAGGTATGGTTGTCTAGCTTGATTACCACCACCTGCTGTTCCTAATCTATATTCAACACCGTTTAAATCTAAAACATCGCATACACTGCTATAATCATCATTAATTTTTAAAGAATTTCTATAACTTTCTTGCATTACCAATGGTAAAGCAAAGTTACTATTACCTTCTACATTAAATGATGTTTTAAATTTAGATGGATCAAGATGTTTTAACCAAATATCAAGATTATCTCTACGACGCTCAATATTATAATCTAAACGTTGCAGTTGTTCTAATCCTAATACAGCATTAAGCTCAGTTGACCTCATGTTAAATCCAGCTACGGCGAATGTAAATAATGGATTTAAGTCTGGATGGTTTTGTTGGTATTCTGTTTGTAATTCAAGTGATGCTTCTCTAGTCATACCGTGTGAACGGAATAATTTAGCTAAGTCATATAATTTATCATTATTAACACATACAATACCACCTTCAATAGTTGTAATGTGGTGTCCAAAGTAGAATGAGAATAAACTAATATCACCAATTGATCCTACTCTTTTATCTCCAAATTTAGCACCATGTGCCTCACAGCAGTCTTCAATTAATATAATATCATTATCTTTTGCTATTTGAATAATTTCATCAGTCATAGCATTAAATCCTAATGTATGAACTAATACAATTGCTTTAGTATCTTTAGTAATAGCTGCTTTAATGTTTTCAGCAGTAATATTAAAATTGTTAATATCAACATCTACAAATACAGGTGTCATTCCTAATTGTACTACAGATGAAATATCTGAAACCCATCCAATTGGAGGAACAATTACTTCACCCACACCTAATAATTCTTTTACCATTGCAATAGAAATAAAATTAGCAGATGCACCTGAATTAACCATTACTGAATGTTTAACTCCAAGCCATTCAGACCATTGTTTTTCAAATTCTTTTACTTTAGCTCCATTAGTAAAGCGTTCTCCGTTTAAACAGAAATCAGCTAATACTGATCTATCCTTTTGAGTAATATTGTCGTTAATTAACGGCCAACTAAATTTATTTTGTTCCATAGTAGTCTGCGTATTCGATTATTAAAGTTGATTTTCCATCTGTGCGTTCATATGCTTTTTCAAAAGCAGGAAATATATCTTCTGGTTCATTTAATGTAATTATGTCAATGTCAGTTAACATTAATTTCATAGCCTCAGTATGATCTTGAGTGTGTTGAGGGCCTGCTGAAAATGGTTTTTTAGATCCAACAGCAACTCTAATAATTACTTTAGGTTGCATTTTATTTTCAGTCATTTCTCTTATTTTATCTAAATGATTTACTAATTGATTCATTGATAAAATAAAGAAATCAAAACGAGGATAACATGTAATAGGAACAAATCCTTCTAATGCTAAACCTGTTGCCATTCCTAGTTGTGTTTCTTCAAGTACAGGAAGTTCAATACGTTTTTCACTTGGAACCTTTGCCATTGTTCCTGAAATTGCATGGCCACTAAGGGCGATTGCTTGTCCTGTAAATACAGTATTAGGTTTTTCACCTAACCATTCCATTGCTCTAATTAATTCGTCTCTATATTTCATATATTAATTTTAAAAGTTAACCCAATTACCAGTTCCATGATGTGGATAATGCATTTCATAATCATAATAAATTACCCCTTCAGGTACTTTCATTCTTTTATTCCAAGCAGTTGTTGTTGGTGTGTGAACACTCAAATTATTATCTTCAACTATAAATTGAAGTGGTAAATTGAAGTTACGAGAGTATTTATAAGCCTCCCAAAAACCTCCTGTTTCCATTGTCATATCACCTATAAAGCACCATACTTTATTTGGTGAATTTTTTAATTTAAGTGCTTGTGCTACTCCTAAAGCAATAGGAATAATACCACCTACAATTGATGAAGCATAGAAGTTAGGTTCAATGTTGTTAGTACCCATACTTTTACCTTCACTAATTGTCTTAAACAGATATTCAGGATCAACCCCATGAAGTAAAGCATGATAATGGTTTCTCCAAGCAGAAAATACCCAATCATTCTCACTTATTTGTTGAAATAATTCAATTAACTTTAGCTCATTGTTTCTAGATAAATGAACAGGACCTTTAATTTGTCCAACTTCATATGCTTCCTTTACTCTAGTTTCAAAGTCAATTAACTCTTGTACTGTGTAGCTTTTTCTCATATTATTTGTCTCGTTTTTGTAATATTGGGTTATCAATAGGCCAATCAATACCTATTTGTGGCGCGTTCCATTTCAATGTAAATTGTTGACCTACATCAGCATATTCTCCTTCGTAAGCCCATTTATAATGGAATACTGAATGGTTACTTAGTACTAAGAATCCATTTCCGAACATAGGAGGTACTAATACTGATTTTTTAGTTTTATCATCTAGTATTAGCCAATCCCATTTTAAATAGTTTGGAGAATCAGGTCTATTATCTACTACTACAAAGTACATTTCACCATATAAACATGTAATTAGTTTCCATGATTTATCGTCGCCATGGATGCCTCTTAATACGTGTTTTCTTGATGTAGATATTTTATCGTGATTAAAATCTAATTTAGGTTCGAATTTATCTTTATTCCATAATGTCCATAAGTCACCTCTAAAATCAGTGTAAACGTCTGGTGTATATATTTTTACTTCTGGAAATATCATATATTATTCAATTTAATAAATTCATTAAAGAATTCACTTATTCTATCTTCAAAAAAATCTAATTTAGCTACTTCATAGTTATAATCAATATAAGGTTTCATTTTATTATATAAATCAGGAGTTAAATTATTTATAATATCTAATAATTCCTTTTCATTATTAAATCTAATAATACCTCGTTCATCATAACCAAATTCACTTATGTTTGAACAACCCCAATATACGGGAAGAGTTTTGCTTAAAAAAGCATCTCCTATTTTATTATACCAATTTAAACTATTTACATTTTCTATAACAACATTAAACATACTGTCATCAAATAAAACCCTACGACCATATCCAATCACATCTATTCCTGAAGGGATATGTGATAAATCTTTATTGTAGTTGTCATAGCCAGGTCTAACTCCATTCTCTGTATCAAAGTCTTCTAAAACATAATACCATTTTTTAGGAATAATTATTTTATTATCTAATCCATAAACTTTATGTCTTAATATATGCCCTTCAACCATGTTTTTATTACCACATAGAAAGCTAATTTGAAATTGCTTTTCTTTATCTTTTATTTGCTCTATATAATCAGGGTCTAAAGTAGCACCATTATAGGTAAATTTAACTCCATTTTGGCAATTATCTAAAATATTTTGATCCCAGGATAGTATAGCAGTGTATAAATCTTGAAATTTTATAGCAGGTGTTGCATACCCAAAAAATTCATTAGGTTCATGTATAAACAAAAAATTATAAGGATTTATATTTAATTGATCTTGAGATTCAGGAAACTTATCATACCAAAAAGTAATTGGTTTATTACCAAATTTTTCTTTTATATAAAGCAAATAAGGATCACTTATAGGATTTCTAAAATTAGCAAATATATGCATTAAATTATTTTTTTATTATGTAATGTTTTAATTTGTTGTTTTAAAAATAAAGGGAGATTTTCTTCAAAAATTTTTCTTTGGTTTGGAGCATCAGTTTTAATTGTAAAATAATCTTTATAATAACCAGTAAATCCTCTTGCTTTTAAAGGACCTATAGGGTATTCAAATATAGTTTGTCCTCTTAAAACATATTGTTTAAAATCAACTCCTTTAGATTTTATATATTCACTTATAATCATAGAATAAAAATCCCACCCACCATAACCAATCCATTCTTCAGGGATAGGAGCAATTGTTTCATAAAACTCTTTACTGTATATATCACACCACCATGCCCATTTACTTAATTTTGTTTCCTCTAAAAAAGCTTCATTTAGATTATTTTTTACTTCATATCTAATTTTAAATATATCGCCTTCATTCCATTCATTGTATGGAACATTAATAAATTTTTGATTTGTGATTTCATCCCATGTATGATCCCACATTTTATATATTTCTGGGGTAATTACAAAGTATTTATTATCTGTTTGTTGAGCGGCTTCTATAAGTAATGGAATAGTATGTTCGCTAAAATATATATCAGGACATAACCCTATATAATAATCTATATCTTTTTCATATGCTATTTTTTGTACATCAAAAAACCCATAATTTTCATCACCCTGATATATTATAGGATTAACAGTATAATCTTTAAGTAAAACTAATAAATTATTAAATTTATCTATAAAAAATTGTTTAGGTATTTTAGTATTATCCCAATCTATAAGATAATTAGAACAATTTAAAGCAACATCTATTTTTATTTCTACATCTTTGGATAAATAAAATGAAGTTTTTTTTAATTGGGTGAATGATAAAAAAGCATAATCAATTTCCCAAGGCATTATATGATATGATATTTTTATTTTCATTTTTTATTCATTTTTCCAAAAATTATAAATTCCTTTATCTAATTCATATGAAGACCAAATAAATCTTTCTCGTTTTGGTTGTTGTTGGGCCCATTCCCACATTTTAATAAGACCTTCTTTTAAATCTATTTTATGTTTAAATCCTAATATATCAACTGATTTTTGCCATGTTGGGATAGCGTATTTTACTTCATGTCTTTGTTCTTTAAAAACAATTTCTCCTCCACCAATTACTTCTCTTAAAATTTGATTTGCTTCTAAGATACTATACTCATTTATTCCTCCTAAATTTATTATTTGTTTAGATGCATTTGGAGTAATAGCAGCATTCCATAAAGGTTCTAAACTATCATCTATATAACTAAATGCTCTAGTTTGTTTGCCATCACCAAATATAAACATAGGCTCATTATTCATATGTTGGAACATCCATATTCCTAACACGTTTCTGTATTTATCCCAAATATTTTGTTTAATACCAAATACATTATGTGGACGAATAATACAATAATCTAAACCATGTTGTTTATTTGCAATTTCAATATCAAGTTCACAAGCAGATTTAGCTACACCATATGGATCAATAGGATTTCGTTTCATATCTTCATGAAAAATACCTCCTTCTCCATAACCATAAACAGCCATAGTTGATGTAAATACTAAACGTTTAATATCATATTTAATACAATTATTAACTATAGCGGCCGTTGCTACTAAATTATTAGTATAATTAAATGTTCTAATAAAGGGAGATAAACCTTCAGCCGCATAAGCTGCAAAATGAAAAACATATTTAGGTTTATGTATTTCAAAACAATTATCTATTGTTGAATCAGTAAGATTAGCTTTCCAAAAAATAACCTTAGGATTAATATTCTCTATATATCCACCACTTAAATCATCTATTCCAACTACATCATATTCAGGATGATTTTCAATAAGCCAATCTGCTAATCTACTACCTAATAGTCCCGCTACTCCTGTTATTAATATTATTTCTTTCATTTGTATTTTTTTTACCATGATATTTCCCAATCTTTAAAGTCAGCTGCTAAGCAGTCAATTTTATAGTCTTTACGCCCACCCATTATCTCTTGAATTTGGTTTTTAGCGGTATTACGAATACCGTTTAAACCATGAGTTAATGCTAATGCATTTGTTCCAGACTTACCACTTCTCACATTTGATTCGTTATGCCAGATGTGTAAATTCATTTGTGATAATACTACAATTGCTCTAATTGTTTCTGCTGTAATTGGTTCTTTACTCTCGTTAAGATGTAATTGAATATCATGTACGATATCAGCTATTTCGGCTGCATATTCTGCTTTGTGCTCTGTGATGAACACTTCTTTTAACTGTGTAATACTTAATCTATCGATTAATTCACTTAATGTAGGGAGGTACTTTCTTTCTTTCATTTATTTATTTGTTTTTCTATCCAAGTGTATGTTTCAATTAGGCCTTCATATAATGGTTGAATGGGAACCCAATCTAATTTTTCTTCTATTAATTTATTATCTGAATTTCGCCCTCTGACGCCTGTTGGGCCAGGAATATTTTTAATAGTAATGTTTTTACCACTAATATCAATTATGTTTTCAGCTAATTCATTAATAGTTACCATTTCTTCGCTACCTATATTAACAGGTCCTTCAAAATCAGATTCCATTAATCGTCTTACTCCCTCAATACATTCATCAATGTACAAGAATGATCTTGTTTGTAAACCATCACCCCATACTTCAATTTCACTTCCATCTAATGCTTGAGCTATTTTACGACATAATGCCGCAGGTGATTTTTCTTTACCACCTTCAAATGTCCCATATGGCCCAAATATATTGTGAAAACGGGCTATACGAACATCTAACCCATAATTTTTTTTATATGCTAAATATAAACGCTCACTAAATAATTTTTCCCAACCATACTCAGAATCAGGTTCAGCAGGATATGCTGATGATTCTTCGCAGTTAGGATTTTCTGGGTCTAATTGATTATATTCAGGATAAATGCAAGCTGATGAACTGTAAAATATTTTTTTAATTTTTTGTTTAACAGATTCATTACAAACATTTAGATTAATCATTGCTGAATTATACATTACATCAGCGTCATTTTCCCCTGTAAAGATGTAACTAGCTCCTCCCATGTCGGCTGCTAATTGATAAACTTCATCAAATGATAATTTATCTGAAAATGGGTATGAAGCTCCTCTGCTAGGTAAAGGATTACCCATATAGGCTTCTAATCTTATTACTTTTTCTATGTTTTTAGGATCACGTAAATCACAAATAATAAAATCATCAGCTGATGTTCTACTAAATTCTGGGTGTTTTAAATCAACTCCTCGTACCCAATATCCTTCTTCTTTTAGTTGATGCACTAAATACGAACCAATAAAACCACCTGCCCCTAATACTAGTGCTGTTTTCATATTATTTTTATATTATTAATTTTCAAAATTTTTATTATTTAATAGAAATTTATAGTTACTTGGAAGAAAATTATTATCTAATATTTCTATATTAAAAAGTTCTTCATGAGGTCTATTAAAAATATCTTGTTTACTTTTTATTTTTCTATCTAGTTTATTTATATCCAAGTATTCATCTTTATTATATTCATCATGAGCAAAACTTTTAATTTTTGTTATCATAAATTCTTTACTTCCAAAATAAGTAAAATGCCACCCACCTTGTATATAGTAAATATCAGTTTTATTATCAATAAAAGGTTGGAATCCTCCCATTTCTAATAGTTTTTCATAAGTACAAGCTCTAGATAAAGTCCATCCAAATTTACTTTTAGTTGTTAAATTAAACCAATACATGTCCATATAAAAAAGAGAAATACCATTATTATAATCATTAATAGTAGTATGGCCTGGTTTATATTTTAAATTTTCATCTGATTGGAATATGTTTATTCCATATTCTTTTATTTCTTTTACTATTTTATTATTAGGAATCTCATCACAACAACTTAACATTATTATATCTGTTGGATTAAGATTTAATTTTTCAACCCCTTTTATTAAGGATATTCTTTGGTGTTTTTCTCTAGCCCAATTATCAGCAGATGAATAACCTCCAGGCATATCCTCTACAACAACATGTATTATTTTATCTAAGTATTCACTAAATAAATGTTTATTTTCTTCAAAAAATAATTTTTTTTCACTGTTTTGATGAGTTACAGTTGCTTCAGCTATAACAAAATAATCTACGACATCATTAAGATGTTCTAGTCGAAACTTTAACATGTCTAATTCATTATAAAACATTAAACAATCTATAACTTTATTCATATTAGTTCTTTTAATAATTTATTAACATCATTTGTTATTTTTTCTTCATCAAATGTTCTTTTTTCACCTATATAAGCATAACCATTTTGAATATTTATTTCTTCTAATAAATTAACTATCTTATATAGTATAATTTTTATTATTTCTACTTGGTGTAAAGCTTCGTTTAGTTTATTTTGTTTATTTTTAAAATGATATTCTTTTATTCTTTCAGTTATTAATCTATCTATATAAGCACTAAATGAATCTATATTAGTTATTCTAATATTAACTGTTTTAGATGAAGATTTACCTGACATGTGAAGTAATGTTTTATCTATTTGGTTTTTCATATTACTTCTACTTTCATTAGCTTGTCGTAATTTAAGCTCATTTATCATAAGTTTTTTTACTGTAAGTTCTCCTTCTGTTTTATTATAGTAAGCTTTTCCTACATCTAAATCATTAATTGTTAAAGTAATTATATATTCAATTAATTTACTAACTAATTCAGAATTATATATTTTTTTTAAATTATCTCTTAAACTATTATCAGAAATATCAATATTATCTCCATTATATTTTTGTATAATACTTATTATCAAATTATCTATATTTGTTACAATATCTATCATATAAATTGTCTTGTTATTTTATTGTATGTTGTGTTTATTGTTTTCATATTGTATTATAATAATTGTTTTGTTTTTCTTGTCTGTCTATTGTTTTAGGATGTATTAAGTCAAATCCTGGAGGGAGAGATGCTATGGTTCTAGCTCCAGTTAATACTTCATGTACTTTATTTTTCCAACATATTTCAGGTTTATTTTTAAGTATACGATTTTGATAATCAGGATAATTAACCCAACCTTTTTCGTCTACTCTCCAACCCCATTGTTTAATATGTTGTTCAGTTAAACCCTCTACTGTATTAATACGTGGTATTGAAAACATTTCAACAGTATTATTATCAAACAACATGTCTGGAAGCCATGTTAGTAAATCGTCTGATAGATATTCATCAGCATCAATTTGAAAGATATAGTCTTTAGTACATAGACCTTTAAGATTATTTTTAAATGTAGCAAAGTCTTTATTTAATGGATGAAAGTAATTCATTAACTTATATTTGTTAACTACATCTTTTACTTCATCAGTAGCAGTAATATCCATTTGTACTACTATTTCGTCTTCAGGACGAATATATTCTGTAAGTTGACTTAATAGTCTTTCTAATTCAACGTGCTCATTACAAGCTGTGATTGCATAACTAATTGAAGGCATAATATTATTCTTGTTGAGCGTATTTAAAATAACCTATATATTCTAAGGCATCCATAAATTCATTTATTTCGTATTCTTTTTTAGTAGTCATATCTGTCTTACCATCTTTAGCTTGTACAGCTGACCATTTCCAATCTTGAACACTATTACCTTCAGCAAACACCATTGATTTATCATCTAATATTACGCTATTAGGATACCAATATTTACCATCTTTATCCTTAAATCTAAGCGCTTTATATAGTTCTGGTAATGTGGCTTCCATTTCAGTGATATTAGTATCAGTAATAGTGTTGTTGGAAGTAAATCCACAACCCATACAGATCCATATTGTTACTATTCCGTTTGTGATTTCGCTACAAGCGTCACCACCACATTTAGGACATATTATAAATGATTCTTTCATAGTTTGATGTATTATTTTGAAATGTAAATATTACTCCACCAGTATTATTCGTCATTTTTCTTTAATTTAGGTAATGAAATTTTCTTTAGTTGAGGTAATTTTAATTCTACCTTTATAGGTACTTTATTATCAATAATAGATAATAATTTTTCTCCCATTTTATCTAAACTAAATTCAGTACGTGAACGATACGCTTGTCTTTTTGATTTATCAATCCACTTTTTATAATTCTTATAAACATCTTCTAACGCTTTAGCAGCAGCACTATAATCAATAGTAAACCATCCACTTTCAGCTATTAACATATCTTGCACTACAGCTGAAGGGTGTATTTGTACAACGGCACCTGGTAATAATATTGCCATTTCTGGGTCTAGGAAATCTGTATGACCACTCCATCCACTAGCAATAACTGGTTTTTGAGATATTGATGCTTCAAGTAATGGGCGGCCATATCCTTCACCTTTAGTAAATGACACTGATGCCTTTACTTTAGGGTGATTGTATAGTTCGTTTACTTCTTCATCACTAAATTCACCATGCAATAAATAAATGCTTGGTAAATCGCCTGTTATTGATTCTTGAATAGCTCTAATTTTATCTAATATACCATCTCTATCCATAATAGAATAATTACCAGAGCATGTTTTAAGAATTAAACCTGGTCTTGATTTTTTATTTCTGAATGTTTCAAGGAATGTTTTAATCAACATACCTACATCTTTTCTGTCTTGTCCAATTTCACCTTGTAACCAATGACCTACAAATAAGTAATTAAATTCTTCTTTAATACTACTTAAAACATCATTTACACCACTACCTTCAATAACATCATCTAATTTTTTATAGATATCAGTATTAGCACCTTCAAATAATACTTCTACAGGTGCTGTTAATTCAATAACACCTTCTATTTGTTGTGTTTGTGAATTACGTTTTTCAAATCTAGATTCTTGAAATACTTTTTTAGAATGCTCTGAAGATACTAGGTTTAAATTCATTCTATTTAATCCTTCAAGCCATTGTGGAGCACATATTGTAGTTTCAATACCTGCTGTAATACCAATATTAAATTTACCTACAGTTTGAAATTCATTTGGTACTGTAATTTGAATCCAAATATCTGGTTGTTTTGGTAATTGTGGTTGTCTCCAAATGCAATCCATTATTAGTTTATGGTCAGGATTGTTAGCTTGTAAGAATCCAAATGGAGTTGATCCCCAACGTTGAGGAGTAATCTGTACATTATATTTTTCAGATTTAATAAGGGCTAAAGCAATATCTCTTGATCTAGCACCATAGCCAGAAAATGTATCAATAGGACAGCTTATAAAAATTAATGGTTTCATATTATTTTGCGATAACGTGTTTTACAAAGTGTTTAGGTTGTTCTAATGGTTTTACATCAATTAATTCAAATTGATATCTAGGTTCCCACTTAGCGAATGTTTCTTCAATACCCTCAATGATGTTTTTAGACATCCATCTAGCTGATTGCATTGATTCGTCTGAAGTTACCCACTCATATGCTGATTTACAAATAGATTTATAATAATCTGGTTTTTCAGTTTTTATTTTATATAAATTTGTAATTTGTTTAGCTATATCAAATGGCTCTGCTCTATCATCAAAGATATAAGGTGTAGGAACTGATCCAACAATACTTAAATTTGATGGGAATACTGGAAATGCCCATTCGCCACATTCTTTATATTTACCTCTATGGTTTGATCCAAATTCTTCTGTAAACTTAATCCAATCACCATTCTCATCTTCAAAACGCATTTGATCTTGCATTCCACCTGTTACAGTAGCTATAATTGGTTTACCACACATCATTGCTTCTGTTAATGATAATCCCCATCCTTCGTTAGATGAAACTAAAGCAGTAGCATCTGTAGCATTATAAAGTAAATTCATAATGTTAGATGGATATTTGTTTTGGTCAAATATAATATTATATCGACTATCTCTTCCAAACATCATATCTTTTACTGCTCTTAAATCAGTTCCGTTATCATCTACTATTTGAGTGTGCATTATTAAAGCACATTTTTCTGCTTTTTCTTTTGGTAACTCATCAACAAATATCTTCCATGCTAACATTAGATCAGGAACACATTTACGACGGATGTTACGCGCATTATATAGTAAAGTAAAATCGTAAGTTTTTTCTCCATATATTTGTTTTTTAAAGTCTTGTAATGCTAAATACTCAGGTTGTTCAGTAGTGATAGGGAAGAATAATTTTTCATTAATTCCATGAGGAATATATTTAATTACTTTTTCAGCTGCTACTTCTGGTCCTAATACTGAGCGATTAATGTTTTCTGTTTGTTTACTAATAGCAAATAAAGAATCACATGATTCATAATATGATTTATTATACATTGGATAAGGTAAGTCATCCCAAATATTTAAATAAATCATTGGTATTTGTTTTCTAATCTCATGTTCAGTTTGAAATAACCAAATCCAATATCTTGGATCAGTAAAGAACATAATGGCATCTGGTTTTTCAATTTCCATCATTTGTCTAATTAGTTCAGGAGAACCATATCCATCAACAGGATAAAGATAAACACTTGCATCAGTAATGCCTGCATTATTGTTTGTATCATCATTAAGATCAAATCTTTTACCTTTGTCGGGATGTGTAATAGCACCACCTATATTTACCCAATTAAAACGGTGTGCTGTACCAATAACGATTTCTCTAGCCATAGTGGAAATACCACTTGTCATTCGAATATCGTCACATAATAATAGGATTTTTTTACGTTGCTCTTGCGGGATATAACCTTCTTTTACCATAACGAATTACTCTGTTTCTTTAGTTAATGTTGTGTCTAATTGGTTGTGAATTTGTTTTCTGAATTCATCGCTTGTAAGATATAAGAACATAGTGCGTTCTGTTAATTTCTGAACACTAAATTTATATCTAACACAGGCTATTTTGAACTGCTCAAACAAATCCTCAGGGATTTTTACGCTCGTCAGTTGCATGTTTGCTTTTGCCATAATATTATATTTTGATATAAATATATACGCTTAAGCAGAAACCGCAACTTTATCGCAAAGTTCTGGTTTGTCTTTATAAGGACACCATTTGCAACTGCTTTCACCTACATTCTTAATATACGACTTTACTTGCGGTTTGCCACTCTCATCAAAGCAATCTTTAATAAAGTTATTAAGATTATCTACGGCTTGTTTACGCTTATTTTTCCCACTTGCTGGTTTGAAGTGTTGAGTTCTGGGGATACTATACTCTGATTGCTCGTAGAGTTTTCGTTTAACGATGAAATATTCGACTTCGATTTTTTCAACATCGACTTCAAATTGTTTTGAAAAGTACTCCTTGTATAGTAAGATTTGAGCAATTTTACTATCGTCTTTTTTTTCGGTGTCATTCCACCCTCTGGTTGAAGTTTTGATATCATATATGTAAATTTTGTCTAATTCAAGGTCATATAACACAAAGTCAATATAGCCTTTTAAAAATACATTATTGGCTACATTTAAAAGTAATGGAATCTCTATGCCTAACAACTTTACTTTACGAATAGTGAATAATTTATTTCTATTCTTTTTAACAAAGTTAAGTATCGCAACAGCATCCTCATAAAATTCACCCATTTCTTGTGGTGTAGTAAAATGAGCGCCTGCTGCTTTATATTCCTTAGCATATATTTCTGAAAATTTAGTTTGAAATAAAGATAACAAATCCATTCTATCAGCATTAGCTCCGCTTTCATTATACATTATTGTAATGTAATCTTGCATTGTTTCATGCATTGCTGTTCCAAACACAGTATAAATACTAGCTTGGTATGGTTGTTTATTCTCTACATAAGTAAGATACCACTTATAAGGGCATGAAGCCCACATAGCATATTGGGAGTAAGAAATACTACGCTGATAGGCGTAGTTCATTGTTTGTGGTTGGTAGTTCTTTACTTTAAGTTCTACCTCAGATAATTTTTTCGGCACTTGCTATTTGTTTAATTTTTTCTAAATACAGAATAGCATCCATATGTTCTTGTTTAGCATGCTCAATCCATTCGATTAATGATAAATCGGTACGATCAAGGTCAACACCGTACTTTGCCTTACCAAATTGAGCGCGTTTTGTAAATTGTTCTATAATTGACGTAACAACTGAATCTAGTTTATTTTCCATTAATTTGTGCTGTTATATTATTTAATTCATCTTTAGGTAGCATATCAATATATTGTTTAGCTTCCTTTTTACTTACTTCAAAATAAGTAGCTACTGCCTCTACTTGATCTAAATCATACTCATGTTTCTTAGTAGATTTAATATATTTTAAATACTTGTATTGTTTAGGTATAAGATCTTTATACAGATTGTATAGGTACTCACCTTTCATTTGCCAGGTATTCTTTTGAACTACATTAACTACCTCACAATAATCAGGATCCATACTTAAGAAGCGATTAATCATCCAGTTATTCCAACCTTCATCGCCTAAATAAGTACCCTTATTAGTTGTAATGTTTTTAATATGATCAAATATATTCATTAGTAGGATTTTGAGCTGTTATCTGTTCTAGTAAGATCGTCTATTACCAAGTTAAGTTTTCTTACTTGCGTATCATAATCTTTTATTCTATTAATTAAATTGTCTTTTTCACGTTCTAATAAAGCGTTTTTAGCTCGCTCCACACGGAAATTCATTTCAACCGTAGCTTTTGTTAATTCTAAAGATATTATAACACGATCTAAACGCTCTATTTCACGCTTACGCTTATTAAAAAGATTGGATAGCATCTTTACCATAAAATTGTTTTAATGGTGCTGGAATAAAGTTCTCAACTAAAACTCCACATTTATCACAAGCAATAAGCTGAATAGGAACTAATCTATCTTCAGGTAAACCTGACATTAATCTAGATTCTTTGCGCATATACATTACTTCTTTAAATGATGGATTACCACATTCACATAATACTTCTGTTGTAGCTGTAATATCGACTTGGGGTCCTTGCTGTTGTTGTTGCATTATAATATTTGTTTTTTATTTATTTATCTTTGGATATTGTAGCTGTATCCTCAGCTAATGTCAACCACTTGTTAAATCTCTCGTACACTTGGTATTTATCCTCTACTTCCTCTCCCTTGAAATAGAACTTGCCTTTACTTAGCTTTTCCCC